TGTCGAAGACCCTCAAGGAATGATTGATGCATTGACCTCAAACATAGAAACAAATCTCTCTGGAGACCAACTGGCGAATCTGAAAGGCGACATAGATGATTCTAAAATAGCAGGTGGGGGTGATACTGTAGTTAATAATGTTGCAAACAACACCAATGTGAGTAACCAAGAATCAATGCAAGTAAACATGGAATCTGTCAACGACAATCAAATGAGTTATTCTACAACTTAACCTATTCAGGTATAAATCTTTTTTTTCTACTGTATAATGTTTTGTCCGAATGGACTTGTGTAGCACCTTGACTAGGTGTTTCTTTTCTAACTTTTACCTCTGGTTTTTTCTTACCAAAGATTTTCTCCCAATTATCAGCATAGGCTTCTTCGTTTGAGTTCCTTCTCTTAGAACCCTTGCCCCCATGCCAATTACTCATCTTATTTTTCTATAATTACTTTGTGCCTTTCTCTTAGCGTCTAATTTCTTTCTACGCTTAAGGTCTTGATTCTTTTGATTCTTAGTGTCGTTAGGTTTCTCGTGGTACTGTCGTTGTCTAACTTCTTGTACTATCTCTGCCTTATCACATGCTCTTTTAAATCTTCTCAACATGCTATCGAATCCCTCCGACTGTCTGGTTTTAGGATTTAATTTTGGACTAACTTTTGGCATATAATATTCTCTTAAAAAGTGTGAAGTCGCCCCAACGCTTACAGCAACCCGCTCTTCACCGATTATCCCGCTTGTGTTTTGCTGATAACCTTTCCCCTACTTCGATACCCCCATATCCACGGCCGAAGTCTGTAGTTGCAATCACTTCATGCATTATATAATACAACTACACCCTAGTAAGAAGATTAGCTGTCAGCTAACTTCTTAAAGTAATCCATCGCATCATCTTCTTCCTCTGCTGAAGAAGTTTCAACTGATGAGATTACAGGTTCTTCTGCTACTGTTTCTTTATTAACTCCAGACCATGGCACTTCTTCCATGTCGTCTGCAATTGATTCAGCAGTAGAATTTGCTACAGCACCTGCAAGACCAAGAACTCTATCGAGTTTCTCTTTAAGTTCTTCATAAGACTTAAACTTACTAGGTGATATAATCTCTGATAGACTCTTTGTAGACATAGCGATATTTTCTAATCTCGCCTCATCTTCAAATAGATTCGTAGGTGAATCAAACTCTGATTTGTCATAGTTCCAGTAGCCGTCTACTTTTCTAATTTTAATCTTAAAGTTTGCACCCTCGCCTCTTAAGTCAAAAGGATTAATAGCAGACTCATCTTCAAATGCTGGAGAGATAGCCTCTTTCAACATTTCAAAAATCTTCTTACCATATCGGTATTGAAATACCTTCCCTTCATTATCAGGATTCTTGGGGTCTGAAACAACAAAGATGTTAGAAACATAATGAAGTCTACGCTTCTGTTTTCTAGCTTGTTCTTTGTTAGCCTCAATTCCTGTGTTCCACAACGATGTGTTGTATTCACTTACAGGGTCTTTTTTACCAATGGTAGTTAAAGACTTTTCGATATACCAACCACCTGGACCTTGGAAACCATGGTCGAAGTAAGATACCCATGGCATCTCATCTCCTTCTGGTGTTGGCAAGAAACGAACTACTGCATAACCATTACCTGATTTATCAAGTTCTGGTTTCCAGAAAGTATCATCTCCGTAGGTTTTTTTATCACCTTGAGCTGGTGAAGCAGACTCCATAGCCTGTCTGAGCTTATCTAACGATGTTGACATTGTATTCTCCTATTGTATTCATATCGCATTATATCAAAGACTCTAGGCCTTGACCTAGAATCCATTTATCTTCGACTTTAAATCGAGATAATAATTCATTATACACGATTTGGTCGAATCCTTCAATGGGGTTTTTAAAAAAAACCTTCACTTCAGGATGTTCTATATTTATGTGTTCCATAAGGCTCACAAATTGAGATTGTTGTATTATTCTTACACCATATTCATTATGTTCACTGTAAGTATAAAGACCTTGTTTATTGTATACATTCTCTCCACTATCGAATTGTAATGCATCAAACCCTAATAAACATATGTTCTTGTAACCATGATGTACTGCATAACCCAATGCATACATTCCACAATACAAGTTCTTGAGCAATTGATTTTCATATATAACTATGTTATTCGCATAGGCCCGATTATATCCAATCATATATGACCTTGCATCATCTCCGTAATAATTCTCCCCTTGCATCACAAATGCATCATCATCTTCTTTTCTGACTTCGTGTGTCTCACCAGGTAATCCTAACTTTATCATATCCCACATTTCTATGGGTAGTTCGTTCCACTCGGCGACACAAACTTTTCCTTTCTTATAGTATTCTTCTTCAATCATTACTTTCTGAGGGTGAACATCATGTACAAAACACATGTCTGGAGAATGTGTTCTATAGATGTAATTCATTCCCCACCACTCTGATAAGGTGTTAAGATTTACTTTCTCTCTCGATGGTCCATTACCAACCAAGTATAACATGTCTAAGTTGTCTTGCATAGTTTTATAAGTTTTTGTTTATAGGTGTTGATGTTATAATTCATAAATGACTTATACTTATCAATCTTGTTTATTGTGTCTGGATATATCAGTGTTTCTGATATAAGAGTATTCCATTTCTTACTGTATTCAGTCACATCATCTAGTATACACATTGTCTCTAGTGATATGTTCTTACCAAGGAATTGTTTGAGTAGATAGGGGTGTTGTCCGTTTGTGACAGTCAATACCTCCTGTATAGATTTCTTCTTTAATAGATACATCATGTCTTGTTCAAACTGATAAGATAATCTCTGTTGTCTTTTCTTCCAATCTAAGTAGAGTTTCTTAGATTCATTTTCTAGTAAATCACCAACCCATGCATCTTTCAACGATAGGTTGGCAACATAGAAATCAAGTAGTTCACTCTTATATGTTCTCGCCAGTTTGGCAAAGTGATACTTGTCTTTTCGTTTCATGAAGGATGGTAAGTCTGCCTTGACCTTACCATTGTATTTGATGAAGTCATACGATGCTGAATTAAAGTGTAATTTAATCCCTAAGTATAACTGGTAACTATCAAATCCCTCACGACTCGACATTACTTATTCACTATAATCTTTTTCTTCTTAGGTACTTCTATACCTGAAAATGCAGTTCTATAAGCTTCTTGTACATCTTCATTTGTTTCACAAAGAAATACATAGTTTGCAATGACCATGAATTCAGGATCCACTTTACCTGTCACTGCAACTCCTTTTGCGAACCCCATGCCACCGTTAGGCGCCTGTACTATCATTCGTGGGTTCTCTAATCTCAGACCATTCTCATCGCCTGCGTACTTTCCAATGTATTCACCACTCATGGTTACTACACTTACTAAATCACCTTTTTTCATAATTTCTCCTTATGCAATAAAACTTTCAAGTGAACCACGACTTGCTTTCTCTCTGTTGATGAGTTTTAGTTTCTCTGCCTCAGCAGTCAACTTCTCCTTCAACGGAACAGATAGTAATCGTTTTGCACCTTCTGGTTCTACATTATTATTTTCACACACTTTGAGTATTGCACTCATTATGTCCGTCTTATTACCTACAAGCAATCTTTCCACTTGTTCTGTAAATTCTTTTCTACTAATCATTAAGACCGCCGAGACTAAAGAAGTACTCTGTACCACCCTTTCTGTCACTGAACCAATCTTCGTATACATCCATTGTATCGGCCTCTGTTAGTATTTCAAAGATAGCATCACTCTTCATTTGACCATCGTAGTCACCTTGAAGTAATTCTGTATCTTCTTCTAGTCCACCAGATTCAATGTACTCTCGTACTTCATCTTCGGTTACACCACATTCTTCTAACCATCCACTATCGATGTGTTTTTCTTTTTTGACATAAACGGTATGGTCTTCCGTCACAATCATAATTATATCACTCATAAATTTTCTCCGAATTTACTTTCTCTGAACCATAAGTTAAATGCATACTTCTCTCCTTCGAGTACAGGCAAACCTGCATGTTGAGAAAGAAGTTCTCGTTTTGTGGTATCTGGTTCGACATTATACCATATAACGACTGTGCCTTGTTTGGGTTGAACATTAACCCCTAATCTATTAAATCCTGTTTCACCACCTTTGGGTACATCTCTAAGATAACCTAATGCAGTGATTATTCTTTGACCACCTTGTTGACTAACATACTTTTCATTGTATTGGTCGTCACTTTTGTCAAATGAGTCCCAATGATAATCGTATTCTTGTCCTACTTCGTAATGCACAACTTGAAATGGTTCGGCATTCTCTAATGGCATACGAACCGTATCTGATAATCTTTGTGCTACATTGAGTATAACATCATTGGTGTTATGTGGCAACCAGGTATTTGAACCTGTTCTACCTTTAATGAATTGTCCTTCACCATCATTACTAACAACCATAGATGGTTGCATAGTCTGTAAAGAATGTTGTAGAATGTGTTCACATTCATGTTCAGTCATAAAGTCAGGTATGACACTCACCATATGCATGTCATTATGATGAATGTTAATCATACGCCGTAAAGGTTCTTGTATTGTTCTCTGAGTTGATATAGTTCATCAACATAGTCTTGAGGTTGTGCCTCAAAGATTTGAAATGTATTCATGCCTTCAACACCAACTATTGCAGTTATGTTATCAACAGCATGACCTGTTAGTTCTTCTACCATGATTGCATATGCAGTCATTTGTATATACCATGGTTTCGCCATGTATTCTTTTTTAAGTTTAGCAGAAGATTTAAAATCAATGATTGATAATTCATTCTCCCATAACCCTACACAATCAACACGACCTGCCATTCTAAGTTCGTTAGAGTATAGAGGTGCTTCGAGGGCGATTGGTATAATCTCATCTAGTACAGGTTGTACTGCCTTAAACATTCCTTCTTGCAGTACATTCTCAAAGATAATTTCTTCTTTCTCTCTTCGTAAGTAATCTTCTACATGTTGATGAAACTTAGTACCACGAGT